CCTTGTGTTTGGTTTAAAGCAGTTTGCATACTGTAAATTTCTTGGTAAACTGACTTAGCATCAGCTACAGACATTTGACCAGAGTTAACCAAGTTGGCAATATCTTTTTCTATATTACTACTTAATGATGCAGCTCTTATTAAGTCCTTTCTTTTGTTATTAGATAAAAGTCTTTTAGATCCCACCCCAGTTGTAGCAAGAACAGTTAGTATAGCTGTCTCAACAATATCCCTGTTTGATGTAGATTCATTTAAAATTTGTTTACCTACAGAATCATTAGCTAATCCATTTAGGATGTTACCTGTAAAAAGCACTGGTAACTCTTCTATAAAAAGTTCTTTACCGTTTTCTTTAACTAAGTCTTTTACTTTATCCTGAAACACTTTACTACTAACAACTGTTTTAGGTTTTAAAGCTAAGTCTTTTAGTATTTTTGGAAAGCTTTTTGTAGCTTCAAGTAGTTTTGTGTTTCCACCTGCTAGTCCTGAAAATATTCCATCTAAGCTAGCTCTACCATTACCATACATTATAGCTCTAGACATAGCTTCCTCTTCAGGAACACCAGCCTCCATAAGTTGACTCTTAATATCATTAACTTCTCCAGCAACAGTAGACATATATGAAACAGAACCCATACCTATACCACCTGGAACAGTGGTTTTTAAACCAACCTTTTTAAGTCCCTTTTGAATAGTTTTGGTTGCCCATTTTCCACCTTTTATTAGCCCCACTAAATTAACTAAAGTACCTACTGTACCTTGAGTAATTGATCCAGCTGACCATTCATACTCGTAGTTGGGAACTTTTTTTGCTAATTCATTTACTTCTTTAACCTCATCATTGGTTAAGATACCACCCATAGATACCATTGTATTTATATCTACAATATTTCCTTCTGGGGTAACACCTACTTGCAAAGGTTTTCCTTTCCAGTTAATAGTAACAGGCTTTAATTTTTCTACAGTTCTTCTCTCAATAGTAGAGGTGTCTAATGCACCATCAACAGTTCCTACTTCATTAGAAAGCATAGAGTCTAAGCTTTCATTTAAAGCTCTCAATCCTTCCATTTCAAAACCAGCTAAATTACCTCCTTGTTCTACCCAAGATGGTATAGCTGAAAAAATACCACCAATAAATCTTATTGCAGAGTCTGCTGCAGGTAATAAAACCGCATCTCCAAATCCTCCAGAAACATCTCCGTTTCGTTGATCTATTATGTATTGCTCTCTTCTGTTTTTCTTAGCATCTTCAGATGCTTCAAGAGCAGGAAATAAACTTATAATATTATACTGTCTTGATATGTTTTTAATCTGTTGAGCTTTTAATTTAGACTGAGTGTTTAGTAACTGTCTTCTTGTTTCTTGGTTAGTTTCAAACAATAGTTTATTCTCAATAACAGATAAGTCATTTTCTATTTCATCACCCATACTATTAACGTATGCAGATAATTTCTTAAAATTTCTTTTATCGTTTAGGTAGTCATTGTCAGAGTCTGAGTTTATTAGATCTTGTACTTGTTGGTATACAAAACCATCTTCCTTTGTGTTTTCTGCTTCCCAAGCCTGATAATCAGAAACATCAATATCCATTTTAGATAGCAGTTCTGGATTTACGGTTTTAGCTTCTTCTATTTCATTATACTCTTCTGGAGACATTATAAGTTTTTGAAACCAGTTTAAATTCTCATCTTTAACTTTTGGAGTAGTTCCAATAACACCTTTTGGTATTGTTCTATTCCCAACTATTTTACCGTCTTCAGTAAAAGATAAGTTAGTATTGTTTTTAGATTTTTGGAATTTTTTTAATAAGTCAACTCTATTAGCTGATACTATTTTTTCTGTATCTTCAACACCTTCAACAAGTTTAGAAAAATCTGTAGGCGCATTTTTTTTATTATACAACTCTTGAGCAGCAGAAACAATAGGATCTTTTTCTATATTAAGACCTTCAATTTCCAAAGGTTTAAACTTTTCATCCACTCTTATACCATAAGGATTATCGGCTGCAGCTTTGTTTAGCTTTTCAGCTTTCTCCAGCCTCTCAATCTCTTCGTAAAAAGTTTGTTGTTCTTGAGCAGATAGTTGTGAGAAAGGAACTTCTCCAACCATAATAGAATTTAATTCTGTGTTATTATTTAACAGACCTCCAGATTCCAATAAGGTATCTGGTGTTTCTTGAATTGGTGTAGTGCCAACCATATTTGCCTCTCCCCCAGTGGAAACGACAGACGGGTCTTTTTTTTTTAATGTGCCGTCATCAACTAAAGACTGTGAACGGTTTCCATATTTTTTAACAACATCCGTTCCTTTTATCTCACTACCATTAGGACTAATATAAAATGCCTCAACATCAAAATCAATTTTAACTTCTTCTTTTTTATCAGCAGTTTTACCTGTTTCTTTAAAAGCTCCGCTATCTAACAACCCTTTAAATCTATCTCCATACTTAGATTTAGCTTCACTCTCCGTAATTACAGACCCATTGGGGGTTTCAAATAATAATTCGTCTTCCATTCTTGTTTGTTATTATTCTATTGGTATTCCAAATTCATCTACCTCAACTCCTTGTGCATTTACAAATACTTCATTTCCTCCTACAGTTGTTTTCTTTCTAGTTCCTTCTGCTCTTCCAGGTAAACCTGCTTTTGCTGCAGCATCTAAGGCTGTTTGAACATTTTGCTTTAAATCTTCATCATTAACATTATATGCTATTGTTTTAATAACATTTTTACCTTGTTTTACTTCTATGTTTTTACCATTTCTTACAAAAGAAATATCATCCCCTTGATTAGCTCCTTGTGCTTTCGCAAGCTCTCGGAATGCACTATCAAGAGAGTTTGCAAATGCATCTCCCTCACTAGTACTAGCGCCTCCCGTAGTCCAATTTCTTTTTAAGTCTTGAAACCCTTCAGAACTAACCACAAAATCAACAGCAGATACTGCATCTTTACCTTCACCTATTGCACTATTTGCAGTAACTTCAGGAATCTCTGTAACCTCTACATTTTCTGTAGTCTTAACAGACATATTTCTATCGCCTGCAGCATTAAAAGTACCTGTTGGTGAATACTTATTAGCTTTAATTGAGCTATAGTTTTGTCTAGCCTCTGAAACAGAACTATTATCGTCACTTCCTTTAAATAACTCGTACATTTTATCTTCGTACTCTGCTTTAGATACAGGAAGATACTTAGGTACATAACCCGCATCACCTTCTTTCAATCCTTTTTGTTTATCTTCATCCCATTTAGGGTTTTTAGTTTGTAAGCTAACCTTAAATGACTTAAATACTCCATCTCCTTTATCTACTTGATATGTTTGAGAAACCACAGTATCCTCGTCTTTTTCAGATATTGTTTCATTAAATTTAAATCCACTACTAATCATAAGGTTCTCTACTGCATTTTTAACATCATCAGATGTACCATCATAACTTCTAGTGATTTGCTTAAACAGGTCTACGCCTTTATTTTTTCTATCTTGAGATTTTACTTTACTATCTCTATAAGGATCCCATTGTTCTATAGCTTCTCCTTCAACTACCTTAACACCTAACTGCCCGTCAATAGTAGCTCTTACAATTCCTGATGCTGCTGCTTTATGTTTGTCTGTTGTCTGAACAACAATACCATCACCCTCTACTTTTGACCCTATATATTTAGGAGCTTCAATATTTTCATATATTGGTTTTCCATTAGAATCATATCCAGTTAAAACACTAACTGATACAGTTTCATTCATATCAATTTTTACTCCGTCAACTATTCCGCTTGCAGTTTGACTAGGATCTAATTGATAAAATTCACCACCATAATTATCGGTCAAAGTACTTGAAACCGCTCTATTATTTGGTATTGTTTTAGCTATAAAAGTATCTTGGTATCTAGTAAAACTAGGATTACGTCTAATATTATCCTCCCTGCTACTTCCCTTTATATAACCTGGATGGTTTGTAGAAACTTCATAAGAAGCTATAACGTCCTTACCAAAGGCTTTTTCTACAGAACTAATTACGTCTGTTTTCTGCCATCTTGAATTTTGTTTATTCAACAAAGCCATTACACTTGTTCCACTAATATTTTTATTTATTACTGGATTACCATCTCCATCTAATACTCTTTTTTGAACACCTGTATCTTTATCAAACACCGTTTCGTAAACCTCAACAACACCCATACCATCTTCACCAGATCTTACCCTAGTGTTGTTTAAGTCTCCTATAATACTTTGGTATCTTTGAAAGGCAGCTTCTCCTGCTCCAGCAACTGGTGGAATAAAAACGCCTTTATCATTAGTATAACCTTCTGCTCTTCTTATTGTTTCTTCTAACTCTGCTGCTGCTGAATCAGCTCTACCCTTTACAGCTTGCCAAGTTTGTTTTTGATTGTTTTTAAATATATTGTAATCTCTTACAGCAAACTGCCCTCCTAAACCAGAGGTTACTATTTCTTGCTTATCGTAAGAGTCTTGTATAAATCCATCTAACTGACTAAGAGTCCAGTTGGCTAGTGTAGTGCTAGTTGGTATATCACCCAACTTAATACCTTGCCCTGAAGAACTTTTGTCTTTTGTAGCTCCAGCTGCTTCTGCCTCTGCTCTTAAAGCTCTAAGGTCTCTTATGTCTGAGGCGCTTTCTTCTTTAAACTTTTGACGAGCTTCTCTTTTAGCTTGTACGTCAGCATCAATACCACTAAAAAGTCCTTGAAGACCTGTAGCTAAATCTTGACTCGGTACTCCTTTATTGCTTAATAAACCTTTCTCTAGTTTTAATTTTGCAATATCTAATCTATCCGCCATATAATTAGTTTTTCTTTTTAAACAAATTACCTATAAATTCTGAAATAGATACTCCAGCTGCCTTAGCTTGTTTTTCTAACTCTGCCATATTTTCAGCAGAAAATATATCACTTGTTAATTTACCAGCTCCAGATTCATCAAAGTCTTTACCGTCTCCAATACCTGTAAAAGAAGATAATCCACTTGCTATATTTTTACCTACATCTCCTAAAGAACTCAAAACTTTTCCAACTCCAGTTTTCGGAGCTGTTCCATCTTTAATCATTATTTTAGCTTTAGCCAAAGCATCTGTTTCGGTTAGGGTAGGATCATCTTTCATAAGCTGTTTAGCAACGCCTCCTTCTTTTGATTTGAAAACAGGAGATAAAGCGCTAAAAGCTTGTACACCTGCTCCAACTAAATCTTGCGTACCAGATGCTGATAGAGCATCTGCATTTGCTTGCATTGCATCTGCTTCAAGTGATTTCTCTATAGCTCTTTCGTCTTTCATTCCCGAAACTAACTCACCCTTTCTGTTACCTTCTTTAGCGGTTTGTAAGTCTAAATCCATTTGAATTTTAGCCATAGTATCTCTCGCCTCTGTTCTAGCTGCATCTTGCGTGGCTTTTATTTTACCTGCCGTAGCAGCTACTCCTCTTTGGTCTCCCTCAGCAGCAGCTTCTAATATTGTTGAACCATCTAGTGTTTGTAATTCGTTAGCTGTATCAAATATTTGCATAGGTACTTGAACAGCCTCTAATCTGTTTTGCTCTAAATCTGCAAGAGCTTGTCTTTCTAATTCCAGAGCTTCTTCCTCCAGTCTCCCCGCCTCTCTACTCTGGCTTTTTGCAGCGTCAATAGCTGAAAAACCTTTGTAAGCCGCTGATCCTACTGCTAAAACCGCTGATGTTATTGCTGCCATACTATAATATTTTAATCATTTCTTTGTTATATTTACCAGCCTCTAAGTAACCCTCTTCTTTATATACTTTTATAAGACTGTCCGACTTAATTAATGCGTAAGCATACTTACATTTACTTTTCTTTAACACCTCTGTTAAAGAGTTTATAAGCTTCTTCAGACTTTCTTTTCTTTTAACTTTATCCTTATAGTTAAAGTTAGATATAATCCAGTCACACCACCCTACCTTGGAGTTGGTAACATAAACAAATCCTGCGCAAACAGGGGTTTCGCCATCATAAACCATATAACCACCCATTCCATTTTCTGGTAAAAAATCTTTAGGTGGAGCATCCCATCTCCAATCTGCCCACCAATTTACTAAAATTTCTTCGTAATCAGTTGAGCTTAATTTTTTTATTGTAAATCCCATTTAAGCAAAGATACAAAATCTATGGATAACTTTTAAAGACCTGACTATTGACAGAAAATAATTCTGTTGCAGTAGTGTCAGAGTTTGTTAAAGTAAATTCTAAATAATACCCCAACATACCAAAAGACTCTGCTACTGGGTCTTTAAGATAAACAATGTTATCTCCAGCAGATGCGTTATTCACAGGATTTAAAACTGTAACAACCCTTCTGTCTTCCGATATTGATGTTACAGGACCTAACTCAACTAAAACTCCAGAATCAATTTTATAAGCTGTTGCCCCTATATTAAGTATGGAGTCAACAGAGAAATTAAATTCAATAGCTAAAGGAGGCGCAGCAACACTACCAGTTACATTTGCACAAGTACCAACTCCTTGAGTTGATCTAAGATTTAAGTTTTCTTGATTTTGATTATATCTTATAAAACTAAAATAAGAACCTTCCTTTAAAGAAAAATAACCACTTGCTATACTTCCTTCTTGTAAATCAGTTTGAAATGTAGCGTCCCAGCTAGAATCAGATTCTAGTTCTATAGTTTTAAAAACTTTTGTTTGAATTGGTTGTTCATTAAATACACTTGTTATAGATGAATCATATTGAACACCATAGTAGTTATTTCTAATAGGGTTTGTGTTATGTCTATACATATCACCACCTTTAAATGTGTAAAGGTATTGATTCATACCCATAATAAAATCAGGGTAATAGCTATAGAATGACGCCCATCCTTGTACGTCTTGACTGTGTGTTAGTGTATAGTTTGGCATATTTTTATTTTAAGGTATTGAACAAGAACTACAATTACTATAAGGTCCGTTTCCACTATTAGCTCCCTCGTCTATTTTAGAGTTTGGAGGAGTTGAAGATATACTTACTATTGTAGCACAAGCAACAGCTCCTGATGGAGATTGTCTTACCCAAACAACATCTCCAACACTATATCCATATTGTAAAACAATTAAGTTGTTGTTTAAGTAACCGTCTTGTTGATCTAAATAATAAAATACAGCAGAAGAGTTACAATCTTGAGCTTTCCAAGAGTTAGTTCCACCACAAGGAGAGCAAGGATTTTGAGCTGCTAACACACTAGATGACATTTCTCTGTATGTATTTCCAGTTGGGTCTTTATAAAAACCATCAGCTGCAATTGTTCCTGAAGTATCTGAATATATACTGCTAGTAGTTAAAAGAGTTGTGCCATAATCCACATAATATGTGCCACTTGAAGGCAAATTACAACATACGTCTACTGCTGAAATAGAACTAAAGGCTAATGTTCTAGATGTATAACAACTTGAACAAGATTGCAAAGATCCTAAAACGCTACTACTTATCTGTCTAAACTGACTACCACCTGGCTCACTATAAAATCCATCTGGAGCAACGTTTGTTAAGTTTACATCCGTATAAATATTTGTAGTATTTGCGAAAGTAGATCCAGTTGGATAGTAATATTGTGATGGTGTTTGTGTTAAACAGCATAAATCGCTAGAACTACTAGCTGCATAATCTAAAGAATCAAAAGTAAAACAATCAGAACATACATTAGAACTTAATAAAGCTCCAGAAACCTGTTGCCTGTATTGACCACCAGATTGATAATAACCATCAGCAGATTTTACTGTTAAATTCACGTCATCATAAACCGCAGTTGCAGTTAGAAAACTTACAGAATCAATATATTTATTTACTAAACTCATATTATTTATTATTTATGGACAACATTCGTCATAACTAAAATTAAATGTAAAACTTTGACCTGAACCTCCAGAATAAACTAAATCAGTTACCACGCAAGGACTAGATAAATTATTGCCCGTTGTAAGGTAATTTCTCATACCGATAGAACCGTAGTTACCATTATTATTGTTTTGAGTATTTCTAAGTTCTAAAGTATTTGCTCCACCTACTACAAAGTTAGGGTCAAATCTGTATGTTACCATATTGTTTAAAGGACATACAAAATCTGAACTTGTAATTGTTGCAGAAGTATTTGTAGTCGCAATAAATACAGAACCAACTTGAGAGTTAGCATTTAAGTCTAACGCTCCTATATAATTATTATTCAAATAAACATCAAAGTTATCATCTTTAGCTGAATTACTATTACATACCTGGAACACTAAAGTTCTATCTGGACAAACAGGAGCATCAGTACCACAATCACAACAAGACCCTTCAGAACTTGTAGCGTTGTAACAAAGTTCAATTGGTGTAGCTACTCTATAATCCCAAACTAAATATAAATAATCATCATTAGATGGATTAGTGTATGTAAAGCTTGATTGATAAGTGTTGCTACCAACATTGGTAATTGGTGTTGCAGTACTTAATAAAGGTATTAATGTATTTACATCAGCCTCGTTATAGTTTGTATTTGAAACTAAATACTTTAATTTATCAGATAATGGATCAAACGGAAATGTATCTCCGCTTAACTGTCTGTTTTGCATAGTAACTGTTGCTCCATCAGGTGGTATAGTACCAAATGAAGAAGGACCAGTTTGTGATTCAAATAAAGAAACACCATCCTCTTCCAAAATAACATTGTCACTTTGATAAGGGCTTATTGTAGTTCCGTCAGACCACTTGTATCTTACACTTGAACTTAAAGCAGCATCTCCTGAAGAATTTATTACTATTCTTTTTACTGTTAAATTTTCTGTTTGAGGACATCCTATCTGTAAAGAATAAGTTGCCGCTGTTGGTGTTACAGTAACCTGTGCAGTCGTTGGAAAAGATTGACCTTTATTCCAGGTAACAGTTCCAGAACCGCTAATTGTTTGATTAACAACACTTACCCCATTGTAATTAACAAGAAGTGTTGCGCTTCCAGAATCAAAATTATAAACACAAGCAATATCACCTATTGTTGAAGTACAATCTAAATTAAAAGACACAGCCTCACTTGAATTGTTCTGTCTAAGTTCATATCCACAATCTCTATCTACAGGAGGTACAGGAACAGGCTCATTGTTATTTGTTAAAACAAACTCATTCATATAAGGATCATACCCACCCAACTTTTGTGTATTAAAGTTTTCTGTAAACAAGTCTCTAAACCAGCTACGCATACCCAAAGAAGATATTACCTGAAGCTTGTCTGACTTTGCGCCTACACCACCTCTAATGTTTATCACAGAGCTTCTTTTTGCATCTGTAAAATACACGTCATAACCATAAGATGTAAAACTCTCAGGATTATTACTTATACCATACTCCTCTATTCTAGCTAGCTGAGTTCCTAAAACCTCTGGAACAGATGTTATAGCTCCACCAGCAGCAGCATCAGATAATAAGTTTTTTCCTACAAGTACATAAGATATTTTGTCCTCCTGTAAAGTAAGTATGTCAGTTTGTCTAGAATGTAATTTTCTAATAGGACCATAAGAACTTTCTAATGTTTTAAAATTAGATAACCCTAAATTAAATTCATTAAGCTTATTTATATTAGACTCTTTATTGTAGTTTCCACTATATGTTATGTCACTGAATCGTAAAGTTTCTTTGTATTGTTCTTCAGAAACTGAAGTAACTTTTTCTCCAATAGTAAAACTAGGAGTTGCTAATGCATCTAAAACTCTATTTGATTCTACTCCATTTCCAAAAGTAAAGCAATTGCTAAAAGTTAAATTTACTACAGCAGGTAAACTTACTGTTTGGTCTTGATCAGTGTCATTAGTTCCTGATTGATGATACCCTCCAGATATATTAAATACTTGTTCGTTTTCATAATAAAGCTCTGTATTAGCATCTTTTGCTTCAGTCTCAAAAACCATAAGAGTAGTTGCTCTTTGAACCACAATCTCTATGTTACCATAAGAATTTCTTTTGTCTGGTGGGTTACATTGAGGTGTTCCGTTCTGTCCAACTAAATACATTTTACCATTAGAAGCGTCTGTTTGAAAAGAGTAATAAGACTGACCACCGCTTGCTAAAGAAGTGAAGTAAGGGTATAAAGTACTAGGTTGGTTTATATTGTTTATAGTGCTATCAGATCCAGCTGATTGACCATTTGTTAAATCAATATTATCTCCTTCAACAAAAGCATACATACTGTCATAATCTTGACTAGCTGTAAAGGTTTTATCATATAAGTACTGTCTACTACCACACTTGCTACCTCTTTTATATCTTTGCTCTCTTAATTTTATTTGAACAATACTACCTGCTGGTATAGTGTATGGAATAAATTCATCCGTAGGTCCTGTTGTATCTGGGTTAGGAATAGAAACATCATATCTAACAGCACAATAAGAACCTTTACATCCTTTTTCTCCGTAATTTATAAAAGCATTTTCTGGTGAAGCAGCAGAAAAATTACTTGGTCTAAGTTGCATATAAACTCCTGTTGGCTGACCACAAGTGTCATCAACTAGAGTTCCATCACTATTCCTGTCACATAACCAATCTTCTACTTGACTACCATAGTCAAGAACTTTTGTACTAACACATCTTAAAACAGGTCCATTAGTATCTGACTTAACTTTTAAGTTTTCATTTAAAACAACTTTAGTTTTATTATCTCCCTCTAATTTAAACCACACATTACCTGTTTCTTCTTCTTGAAAAAATATGTTTGAGTATACTGTTCTATATTCATCTTTAGATGGTTTCAAAACAAACTTATATTTAGTAGCCCAATAAGGTGGGTAACTATTTAAGGTAACTTTTATTGTATTTTTTGTAATAGAATTATCACAAGGAACATATATTGTGTTGTTTGTGTCAACTAAAGCTGTACTTGCTCTTCCGTAATCGTCTTCATATACAATACCTACTTCGTAATCTCTATCACTATGTAAACTACTTTTAGATGAACTTAAACTATATAAAAATTCTGATTGAAGAACAGTAAAATACTCATATGCAAATATTCCTAAAGGAACAGCAGGAGACACACTTACATCATATTTTTCATACTTGATAGCTTGAGCTGTCAAAGAAAATGTGTTACTTCCTGGTGTAGAACCTATAGACATTCCTTGGTTTGTTCCTGATAAACCAAAACCTACTTTGTACCAGCTTGTTTTTGGCACTACAGCACAGTTAATTAAATCTGTAATAGATGTTCCACTTGTACATCCTGATGTACAGAATGGAGGAAAACAATTTGAGTCTGAGGGTGCAACAAATTCAGATATTGCAGCAATAAAACCTGGTGAAGTTACTAGGTCGTGTGCATTTGCATAGTCTTCTTGTAAATTATATAAAAATGTATTTTCAAATTGATTTAAAGGCTCTGTTCCATCAACATATTCTGATGCACCTGAAAATTGAGAATGACCTAAATTAAAGTCAATACCTATTTGAGCGCCTGCTTTTAAATCATATCCAGATATATCATAACTAGCAGTACCATTTATAACATTTACTGAACCATTTATAGAATAGTTAAAATCACTATTTACAGATGATGTTTGATCAGATGATAAGTTTTCTGTAACTAAATCTAATTCATAATCTAAGTAAACATCTTGACCATCAGAATTAGTTATATCATATCCATCAACATAATTTCCATACATTAGCCTATTACCCATTAATGTTTGTGCTTGAGCTATTCTTGGAACATTGTCAAACAACCTAATCATTTGAGCTTCAGGAAGTACTGTGTATATTTTTTGATTTGTAAATTGAAAAGTTTGTTCTACATTATCTAACCACCCTTGATCAAGTTTATTAAATCTTTCTATTACATTTACTGTTGTAAAGTTTGTTGATTTAAATAATAAATCTATTCCTTTAACATTTTTAGTTCCTGTATTAAATTTTACAATAACACTATTGTATACGTTTTCCATACCTATATTGTCATAGGTAGAATAATCTAATTGAAAAGGACCAGGTGAAAATGATATGGGTGAAAATGGAGACATAGCCGAATATTCATTATCCTCATATTGGTATCGGTATGCAAAAGAAATCATAATTTCTTTCATATAATTTTCTCCACCACCCTGTTGAGTTGGTGTTAATGTAGGCGCAAATAATGGAGGCGCAACAATAACCCCTATATCCTGTTCTGTAATTTGATCAACGTCACTTATAGGGTATTGATATGTTCTACTAACATTTATTTTTCTAGGCGGATTTAAATTATCTGTAAAAAACAATAAACCATCTATAAGATTAACTCCTGTTATTAATTTTTTGTCATTAAAATTTAAAACACTAGTAGATATTACGTGATAAAAAAGAGAATCATTTTTTGTGTCATAAGAAACAATCATATCTACAACTCCAGTACTAGAAGTTGTATTAGCTGGATCATTTACAAACCAATACATAGTTTCATTACCTCCATCTTCATAAGCACCTATACACTTTGCTTCACTACTTAGTGATTGACCTTCATAAGTTAAAGTCGTTAACCTAGTATTTCCTAAAGAGTTTTCTACAGCGCCTATTTCTGTGTTTTCTGTAGAACCAAGTCTACAATTTTGAGCATCAATATATTCACCTTGAGGAACTAATCGTTCATCAACGCTTTTATTCATTCTCCCTTTTATAAAATTTCTTGTAAACTGTGGCATATTATTTCAACCATTTATCTTGACCTCTTAGATTCATTAACAATCTTCCTGGATGTATGTTACTTAATCGTATTTTTGCATTTCTTAATAAAGCTGTCTTTTCTTTTTTAGCTCTATTTATAATATACTCTTGCACCCCGTATTTGCTTGTTAATATAGCATATTTTATGTATGCGTAAATAAAATCTTCAAATAGTTTGTTTAAATTTATTTCAGAATCTACTCCATTCTCCATACCATCTGAAACATATTCTAAAATAACTAGCTTATCTGCTGCTCCAGAACTAAAGTTTATAACTCCAGAAGCTTTGTTAATTTTAAAAGTAGGGTTTGAGTTAGCTGTTTCTGTATTAAGACCATAACGTTGTCCAACACTATAATCAAAATACCAAGACCCGTCTATGTTATAACCCATATTACCATCCTGACTACTGTTGGCATTTAAGTAAAGACTTTTCTTTCCACCAGATATTCTATCCATATCTATAGTAGAGTTTTCTGGTTTTAATATATTTCCATATTCATCAAACAATATCTTACAGTCGTTTGCTTGTAAGTAAGCATTACTCCAGTTAGTTTGAATATTCTCTGTTAATGGCATAAGAACACCATTTTGATATATTGATACTCTAACCCAATTTACATAGTCAGGAGGAAGTACATATCTTAATTGATCACAAACGCTTAGTTCTAAAACCTTTATCTCTTTCATAGCATCGTAATTCAATTCTTGAATACCTCGCTTTGCGTGAAATAAAATATTATATTTTTCTACATTGTTTATTAGCTTGTCATTACCAACATACATTAGCATAAAATTATTTACTATATCGTCTAATGATACAAATTGGTATGACCCCCAGTTTGAATTCGTAGGATTAACTCCTCCGTTTTCATAATATTGATAGTCTGTTATATATGCCATTTCTTATGATTGTTGTTGATTATCTTCTTGTTCTTGAATATTTCCAAAAGTAGCTATATCATTTTCTCTTATTGATACACCTGCATATTGCAATATCTTGTTTACTAAATTAGGTTCATCAGAATCAGGAAGTTCAAAGTCTTGATAATCTGCCGCACCTTCATCAAAAACAGGCTCTCCACCTGTTAGTGTACTATATGTCCAGTTAGGATCTAACGGGTATCTTATATATTGTGATAAAATCTTACCAGCTCCAGTTATACTTTCAGGATATACAGTTATGGTATTCCCAATAGCCGTACTAGTACCACCTCCTAAAACATAAGCAGGATATGAAACGCTTGGCGATGTTAAACTAGAAGAGTTTAAATAAAATATTTTATTTTGAGAAACTCTTTCTATTTCTCTTATACCTGCTGTTGTTACAATAGTGTATGAATTACCTATTGTACTTGCAGTACCAAATGGATTTCCAGATAATGTTAATTGAGTCTCTGAATCCACACTAACTACATATGCACCAAATCCAGCGTATATGCTATTTGCTGAAGTGTTTGATACAAATTGTCCAGGAACAACAGTTCCTGTTGTTATAAACGCTGCATTAGCATCAGTAAGTGTATTTAATCCAGCTGCTGTGGTGGTAGACGAAAATATAACGTTAGGATAATAGTTTACTTTATTTATTAAGTAGTAGTTTTCAGGAAGATTATATAAGTTTATACCATTATTAATCAACCCTCTTGTTTCAGAAAAACTATCAATAACCTCTACTAATCCTTTTAGTATATCTGCATATTCACTACCAGAAACTCTGGCGTTTTGCTTTATAATCCAACTATTATATTGATAAAAATAGTCTTCAAAAATATCTAATTGAGCTTGCTTTGCGTATAAATTAAAATCACTAGGAGTTATATATCCGTAATTGTTTTTATTCGCAATCGACAATACTGTTGCTCTTACCGTGTTAATCATTTCAAATTGTTATTTAAACAAAGATACGAAAAAAAAAAGAGGCTTCATTTTAGTGAAACCTCTATAACATTTAAAGAATTAATTGCATTATTATGCAACACTTATTCGTCTAGTTTTTTTAATCTATTACTTAATAAAGTAAATACTGCCTGCCCTTCATCGCTTTGAAAGAATGATGCCAATATAAATAAAGGATCTTCTCCATAAGGAACTGTTAGTAGTTTTTTCTTGTTTTGTTTTAAATTATAATAAACATCTTTTTCATTTTTCATTATAATTAAATTGTTAGACAAAAATTGAGAACATTTATTCTGTAAAATTAATAAAGGATCATTAAGAGATTCTAAAAAATCTTGAGGGTATCTTTTTGCAAATAACCTTATATCTCTTTTTAATTCTGCCGAACTAAGTTTGTCCACATTTAATCCAATCACAACCCTACCAATGGTTTCCATAAGCTCTAAGCTTAATCCTTTAGCAGATACTTGAGCTTCAAGTTCCATATCTAAAGTGTCAACATCAGCAGTAGCATCAACCTCCTTATCTACTTCCATAAATAAATGTCCGTTAGATGGATGTAATGATAAAAACTGTTGTAATACTGGATTTGTTTTAGGAACAAATAAAAACCCATCTTCAAATACGATAGGCTCTAGGATGGCGTTACCATCTTGTTCATCCTCGAAAGGACTCTTTTGATTTCTTGCATAACGAAGCGCTCTGTTTACTCCTTTGTCTTCGTCAAAATACATTAAAGGTGATCTTCTGCTATTTCTAGCTGGTATCATTAAACTTAAAGGAGCAACATCTCCTTTTAATTTGTAAGTTTTATTAACTAAAACTATTTTTTTTGTGTTTTTCATTTGATTTAAATTAAAGTTTATAAAAGTAATAATTACCCCCGTCTTTATAACGAGGGTAAAAATTACAAATTGTTATTCTTATTGCTTAAACAAGAAGAAGTTATTAGCACCTAAAGTACATAAAGCTCTTTCTGATAAGAAGTTTACTTCCATTGCATCTAAGCTAGAAGTAGCTGCTCCACCAGCTGAACCTGTAATCCAAGTTTTATAACGTCTGTCTTCAGTTTCTGAAGCTCTGTATCGCACGTGTAAGAATGGTCTCTTAGCGTTTTTACCAAGTACTTGGTCATAAACTGTAGTTGAACCAGCTGGTACTAAAATACCGTTGATTTTTCCACCTTCTAATCCACCTCTCATTGTTGGGTCATTTAAGTATTTCCAGTCAGACTTGTAAAAGTCATATCCTCTACGGAATCCTGTAAATCCTAAATTCAATGCCATATCTTTGTCATTGTCAAATAATCCGTAAGACGTACCATTTGCTCCATAAGAGTTCTGAGAAGCTAACATATCATCAATATCAAATCCAAACTCTCTGTTTAAGAAAATAACATTTTCTTCAATAGATCCTTGTTTGTCTAATCTTTGGATGATAGAATCGAATTCAGCTAATGTACTTGGGTTTCCACCTGACCATACATTACCTCTATTGTTTACTACATAGAATAAACCTTCAGATCCTTTGTTACCAACTCCTGAAGCTACACCTGCTGCGATTGCTGCAACACCACTTCCTGCGATTGCTGGAACTGCTTCCACCATTGCTGTCTCTAAGTAGTCTTCAAATCTTAGTCTTGTTTCGTGTTCAGACTTTAAGTACCATAAGAAACCAGTTGCTCCGTTTTCTGTAGTTACCTCAATCCATCCAATTTGAGCCATATCAGATCCTGATACTGCGTATTTATCTTTTATGATAATTGGTGAATTGCTGTAGATGTCATCATCAGCTTCTAATTGACCTTGCATTCCGCTTGTTCCTTTTTGGAATTCAGAACCATATACAAATAAAGAAGTAGCAACATCTGCCGCTACTTGCTGTCCAGCTGCTTCATAATAAGCTACAGTAATTTGAGCGTTAGCTAAATCTACCGCAGTAATTAATGCTTTGTTAGTTAAAACTGAAGCTGCTGTGTTATCAGAGATCATAATTGTTTGACCTACTCTTAAAGCGATTGATCCGCTTCCTGGTACTAATACGTCACCAACAGTTAATACTGCTGTGTCCGATCCTGCAGCTGCTGCTGAAGTTACGTCTACATATTTAGTGTGTAATCTTCCTTGCTCAGCCCATTTGATAAGGTCAGAGTTAGAAGGCATTTCAGCACCTACCATTCTTAAAAATGATGCTACTGTTCTGTTTCCATATCTTTCAAATTCTTTTTCGTAAGTATCTGGTAAATATTGATTTAAGAAATCAAAATTAGTGATATAGTTTGTTTGTAATACTACTTGCTCTGCACTAGGTTGTAATGCAAAAGTAGGATTTGCTGCAATTTGTCCTGCCATTTTAAAATTTTTTAATTGTTAATTATTTTTGTTTTTACTCCTTATTCGCAAACCTCTTCCTGAGTCTGTACTAACCGCTCTTGCTTGAAACCCTTTCTGTGGAGATGATTGAGGTGTTTGCCTCAAATTCATATTAATGTTTTTACTTTTCTTCGAAACATCTCCTATGGCGTCTGCCTTTCCTTGCTCATAAAAATACTGAGCTAGTTTATCTGGGTTCATTGCTGCGTTTAATGCTTTGTGCCAACCTTGTGCATCATTAACTAAACCATCTTCACCTATGTACTGATTTATAAAGCTCTGTACATTGACTTGTTTTGACTTAATCTCATTTGCATCACCAGACGAATAAATTACATTCTTATCTCCAACCTTGAACTCAAAACCTTTGAACTCGGAGTTAAAAACCTCATCTGTTTTTTTCTGAAAGTACTCAGACTTTCTTTTGTTGGACTCTACTTCAGTTTGAGCCTTTTGAACATATTCCTTGTAAGCATTGATTTCTTTAAGTTGTTCTTCCGAATACGAACCCCCACTTGACTCAAGAGGAGTTTTATATGTTTCCGATAGCTTACTTAAATATTTCTTAGCTATTGCAAGTTCTCTTTTTTTAGATATATTTTTTTTCTTTATATCTCTATCATCATCCACTTCTTCATCATAACCAAACTTATCTTCCATAAGATATTCAATATCTTCAGAATCTAAATCTGATTCAGTTAATGAGTAATATTCTTTTAGTATTTGATCATCTTCTAAATTATCATAGCTTTTATTGGCTTTGATAAAATCTTCAAACCCTCTACCTGTTTCTTTCTTAAAGTCTAAATACTTAGAAACCTCATCAGGCAATGGACTGTTTTTTTCTTGTTCAGAAAACAATTCATCTACTGAAGAAATATCCTTGTTATATCTTTCTTTAATATAAGAAAGTACATCCTCATCTTTTATCTCTGGCAAATCAGCAACATCCTGTTCTGCCTTATTTTTTTCTACTGTTGTTTCTTCTACAACATTACTTGTTTCTGAAACATTTTCATTGACATCAGATACTTTTAGACTTTCTTCGTGTTTATCTAAAAGATTCTGTTCAACTTCTTGTGTTGATTTCTCTTCTATAGGAGAAACCTCTTTTACTTGTTTGAATTCCATTTGATTTTATTTTTGTAAAGTTAACATTTATTTAAATATATTATTTTAGGATCTATATGTTACCGTATCTACGTTTATAAGTCCATATAATTTTTTTACTTCTACCTAAAACACTTTTCTTTTCAACCCTGTTATTAAAATCATCACGAGCTTGATTTAATTGAGGACCACTTAATTTTTGCATAACATTATCACCTTGGTTCAAACTCCGCTAAATCAAAACCATCTAAACTATCTTCCTTAGATTCGAAATTAACTGGAGCTAAATTATTTTTACGTTGTTGTATTAATTTTGATTGTTCAGTATTTGCTTGACTTATTCTTTCAGCTTTTGCAGTTTCTCTCTGATTTTCTCTTTTAGACATTGCCTCTACTTCAACTCCTTTAAGTTTCATTTGTAGATCAAACTCTAACTTCATTAACTCTGATTTTATAGAAGC